TGAAAACGGCAGATGGTGGTTTTTTATTAGAGGGTAGATTTGATTTTCAAACACTTACAAGCCCATATCAAGCAGAAGAAATGGCAGAAATAATTTTAAGAAGATCAAGAGAGGCTTTGAAGTTAAATATCAATGCTGGTGGTAATGCTTATGATTTAGCCATAGGAGATATTGTAAATATAACACACGCATCAATAGGTTTTTCTGCAAAAGCTTTTAGAGTAAATAGCATATCATTTAACGAAGATTTTACAGTTGGTTTAAACCTAATTGAACATCAAAACTCTCACTATACTTTTGCAACTAAAGGGCAAGTATCAAGTACACCATCAACTAATTTACCTGACCCTTTTACTATACAACCACCAGCTAGTATTACTTTAACAGATGAAATGATTGAATATGCTGACGGAGTTGTTTTGACAAGATTGAATATCGTAATTAGTGCATCACCTGATTCGTTTGTTCAATACTATCAAGTTGAAGCTAAAAAAACATCTGAGTCTAATTTTAAAATTATATCTAGTGGAACAGAACTTAGACATGAGTTTCTTAATGTAATTGATGGTGAAAACTATACAGTAAGAGCAAAAGCCATAAATGCTTTAGGAGTATCATCAACATTCACATCAGCTACTCATACTGTTGTTGGTGCAACGGAAACACCAGCAGACGTAACAGATTTATCAGTATCATTAGTAGGTTCAAATCAAATGGAATTATCTTGGACTCCTGTTGCTGATTTAGATATAAGCTGGTATGAAATAAGATTTCAAAATGTTACAAGTGGTGCTACATGGAATGAAAGTACACCGATAGCAAAAGTGGTAAGAAGAAAATCAAATTCTTTAGTTGTAAATGCCCAAATTGGGTCTTATTGTATAAAGGCAGTAGATAAGTTAGGTAACAGTTCTGCAAATGCTTCGATTGTATCGACTAACATTTCTTCTTTAGCAAACTTTACAAATGTTTTAACTTTGAGTGAATAATGGCAGATTTTAACGGAACAAGAGATAGTAGTGTAGCAATATCAACAGACAATGCTGGTAGAAAAGTTCTAATATTAGACACGATTACACAAACAGATAGCCTAGTAGGAAATATAGATTCTGCTGAGGGTAACTTTGATTTAGGTGGCACAGACTCAACATCAAATCCTACAAATTTTGGCGGTAATGTAAAAGCTTCGGGAGAGTACACTTTTTTTAACACACTTTCATTAGATGCAATTTACGATACAACTTTAGGTGCTGTTATAGGCATGAGTTCAGAAGATGAATACGATTTGTTTGATTCAGGTAGAGGTGCAACAAACTTTGAAGATGCAAAAGCACCTTTTGATGGTAGCCCTGAAATACAATGTGGTGCAGAAGTTACTGTGGGTGCAGATAATACTAGTTTAGATAATATAACAAACTTTCAAAAGATTGCTCAACAAAGCACTATTAAAGGTAGGTTTTTTAAATTCAAATGTAAAATTACAAGTGATGATAATAAAGTTCGTGCTAAAGTTCATACTCTACAAGCACAAGTAAATATGGAGAAAAGAACTGAAGCTGGGCAAGATGTCGTTTCAGATGCTTCAGGCACAACAATTACTTTTGTCAATTCTTTTTTTGCTATTCCAAGTATAGGAATATCAGCACAAGGATTGCAAACAGGCGACTATTATCAAATTACAAGTAAATCAAAAACTGCCTTTACAAT